AAAAGGATGAGTTTCAAACACCCTCTCAAAAAGAATATGATATAGTTATATGACAATTTATTTAAATGGAATTTGTCTTGTGTCAAAAAACGATTTCTGTTTCCCGACTTGATCATTCCACCTAAACAAGGAACCTCCTTTATAAGCTGTTGCTGCTGACGTTAGCACTGTTATAATATCTGGTTCTTGGTTTGGTGCGTAATCGAGGCCTGTTGTAGGGATTATTATCCTAGCGTCGACTACTGGGGGGGTTAGTTGAAATCTAACCGATGGTAATAGATAGGCATTATGACCTATGAACCAAGAGGTGGCTGCCTGTAGGCCTAACACTTCGAACGTTGTGCCCATAGGTAGGAAATCAGACTCAGCAAGATCATAACTTGCTGGTGTTCCCGTTCCTCCTTGTGCCACTTGGATCTTCATGCTTCTCAATTCACAAGTTGACAAATCAACTGGTACTGATAGAATCTGTCCCTCGGCATAAGTTCTGACTAATGGTGCTGTCAAAACCACGCCCAAAGACACCAACTGCGCATCATCCAGAACAGACGTATCGATTCTGAATGTTGTTGGAGGAAGACCTATTGAGCCGGTTGCTACATAAGTATCTATATATTCCATAATCGTGGCTCCTGAAAATGGAAATGCTGGTGCTCCTGCTGTCGCAATCATTTCAACATACTGAGGCAAGGGAGGGTCACTATTCCAATTATGCAAATAGTAACTTCCTGTAATCCTGACCTTTGGCACCATGAAGCGCTTCATAAAACAAAAATTATCCCCTGCAGCTGCCTTCACATACAGTTTTTCTGAATCTTTATCAAATTCTTCTGCATCTATTGCTACACATGCTGACGTACACTCATGAAAATTTTCCTCCCCTGCTATCTTGGGTATTATGTTAAACTTTCTAGGTATTGTGCATGGCACTTGCAAAGATAGAAAGCCGCCTGGTTTCATAGTATCAAACGGGCCTCCTCCTGCTATTGATCCTCTGTAAAAACTACATGGTTGATCACTCACGACCATTCTTTCAGTCGCATCCGCAAAAATTACCCATGCTGTTTTTGAGTGCATTTGAAAACGAATCGCTCCTTTCCATGCTGCAAAACAACCTGATAACCATGCCATGCTACCTGACATGACATTGTCTACGCCCGTTATCATAGGTGAAGCTACAGAATAATACACAGTTGCTATTGGCTGGGTCTTAGCCGGTATATTAGCAAAAGGGTAATACCTCTTAGCGTAATCCATTAAATCTGGTAAACGCTCAGTATAATTATCCTTATCGGTTTTTTGATCTCCTGCTGCTATTGAAGTTGGCTCCTTCATTTCCTGCATGTCAACAGGTCCAGTTTCTACTTCAGACATCATTTGTAACTTGATCTCTTGAGAAGTTTCTGTATCCAGAGACGAACCCATGACTGGCAACATGTCATTATAGGTGAAACCTGGGTATTCCAAAGTTATATCCTCCATACAGGACCAATATAAATTTACATCCACCTCAGGTGACACTGATTGCATTGCCTGCAAACCTGTCATCAACCTCACTGATACTTCTCCCATTGTGTATCTAAGTTGATTTTCACCCACCGTTTGTGAATTCATTCCTACGGAACCTCCGCAAACTTCTTTGAGTTCTAGGTTACTACGCCAAGGTATATCGACAGAGAAGTGGTTTTGACCACTCCCCACTTCTAATATAGTGGCATTTTGAGACATTATGCTATTTTGATCCACCTGGGACGAAGATGTGCCATAATGACTTGCCACGACTAATCTCATCGTGTGTAAACCTGTACAAATCACTTCCACATTCAATCTGAGACCTCCCTTCCAAAATTTTGACATTAGTGAGGTATAACCGCACATTGTAACCTGAACATCCGAGTTCAAGGGGGCATTCAAAATCTTTGGATTTGGACACATTGGGATTACGGCATAAATCGTACCTTCGACATCACTCGTTTTGACTGTAAAAGTATTCATGTAACTCATAGTACACATCATTTCTTTCACCGTGGTTTCAGATTCAGCTACGCCCACGTCCTTTTTCTCCGCAGTATTAACCACGCCAGGTTTTATACCTAGAACATTCGCATATGCTATATTTTCTGAGTGATTTAACATAGGATAACCTCTATTCACAAAAGGTGTATAGTTCATTCCTACATTGGGTTTGTCTGCGGCCAGTGCTGCTAGTGCTCCTACCTTCTCCATCATATCCACACTATCGGATATGGTGTCCGATACATTAGTGCCTAATGATGATAAAGATCCGCCTTGCATAACAAATTGAAAATCCTCTTTGCCTTCTGTCCTTTTGGTCTTCAGTGTCCTCACTGAGGTTATTGGAGGTACACTTGGTGTGATTGGCGGTGGTCTTAACATCTGAAAATCAACTCTAGGAAAGTTGCTGTACAGGTTGATTGTACAATATTCTGTTGCCTCAACTCCGTCGCCAACGGGTCCAAGTCTCAGAGGATTGAAAACCACCAAGGATAGACACCCCAGCGTATTAAAATCATCCTCACCTGGATCCGATGTCTCCAAGTAATTCTTAAAATGTGAATACGGGATGATCATCTTGACCTGGGTTGACTGCCCTGCAAACAACTGGACATGGGGAGCCACACTTATAGATGTCAAACTATCCAATTGCAGCTTGTTGGCCCTTGAAACACTGCAATAAGGTGCAAACACCAAGGCCACCTTACCTTGTTGAAAACTGTTCGATTGGATCTGCAGAGTAATCTCTACATCCCCATTCCAATACAGAAATTTGTTGAATGCATCTTGTGTTGTCTTTCCCACGACGCCGAATGGTATTGGCAGGGAAAAGAAAACAGCACCTTGAACCTGTTGGGTCGTCCAAGTCACTGTCTTAATAAGTTGCATCCGATTTGCGAGTGAGGAGAAACTATACTGAGTTTCTCCCATACTCTGTGACGACGCAACATTGGGGTTCAACAATCCCCCTTGAGACTCTCCATTCGCGTTAATTGTGGAGATCCCGTTATCCATCTGTAGTACAATTTCTGGTTCCATCGCCAACAATCTGTCATCATCGGAGTAACTTTCTTTAATCAATTGAACTTGAATAAAGTCTCCAATAAAATCAGGTCTTTGTTGAAGTGCTGAAACTCTCCCGTTACCCTCAATAACCAAATAATGGCCATCTGATGAGCTGGTAACAATGATGGCTGTGGAGGAATCCATCATGTCCAAGGCTTCTTGAGAGTTTTTACAATCTGATATCAAATCAATTCTCTCGAGTAATCTCTTTTTGGCTGTTGGGAGGTCAATCTGATGCGACAGATGACACATGGCAAGAGGAACCAGTTTTCCTACCCTATCTGACATCAATTTGATACCTCTGTTCAAAGTGTCTGACCACTTTGATGGTGACAAAAGTATTTCCGTTGCTTTGGTCAGAATTCCTACATGTGGGATGATTGACAGTTCACAATGCTCCTCATCATCCAACATGTTTCCTTCTTCGTAAGATCTAATACAATGATCGTAAGTCATCAAATTTGGACTTTTTCCATCGATCATTTTAAAGATTCTAGTTAACATTGAGCGTCTATCCTCAAATCTTTGTTTGCCGGAGGTCCACACCAGCCTTAATGATGTATTGGCATTATCGACAATTGCTACGTATGGATCTCCATTGGCTGCTGTTGTCCTCACAAAGCTGATACACTTTATCAAAGAAGAATCTTGTATCCACGCCATAAACATGTCAACACCTTTGTACTTACAAGGTACGGGTCTACAACCTAAAAACCAAAGTTTCTTAAAATCTCTATCTGGTGGAAAAACAGATGCTTTTGAAGCATCTGTGTATTCTATATTTAGAGACTTACAATAGAGTGAAACAGATCTTCCATTGAAGAAATGCGATACCTGAGATGATCTAATTACTACGTTATCATCTCCAGATAAAGCATCCTTGACCAAGCTATTAAAACTAAACACTGTGGCTAAAGATCTTTCATGTTTTGTGGCTAATGAGAAATAAGCGCATCTGATTATCAACGCTGAACAATAGCTACACAAAAAGGCAGTGATAAAATTGCCTGAAGGATTTCCAAAAGCTACTCTATAAAGCCTATTTCCTAATAATATATAATAATGCACTAATGTGGATAGTAAAGCTATCCTTACATTCATATCCTCACGAGTTACTTGCTCACCTGCGTTTGAATAGCAATGGTGGACAAATTTTGCTAATGACTTATACACTTCAGGCCTCATGATATTCTCCTGACCCCCTATGTCTCCGTCAAAACCAGTGTTTCCAACTAGTAATAGATTTCTCCACAT